AGTCGATACCAGCCCCGGTGATACCAACAACATCATTATTGAAAACGTCTACGTAGAGAACAACCTCAACTGGTGGGGCAACATCGTCCACCGAGGCAGTGGCCGCATGCAGGTCCGCCGCAGCGTGATCGCACCACTGTTCGACCCCAATATCGTGGCAGCAACCGGCCAGGGTGAATCAGCAGTCAAGACCAGCGGTACTGGATCGGTGTGGGTGCATCATAACGAGATCATGCGGGTGGGGAACATCGTATTGACGTACAACCCGCTGGACCTCGTTGAGTGGAACTGGTTGCATTCAGCATGGACTGCCAAGGACAGCGGCGGTGGAGCAGTGCACCACGGTGGCTTCTTCTACTTGGGTGGCAGCACCACCGCTGGGCCAACTGCTCGGCACAATCGCATTGAAGTCAACAACCCGAACCCCTACAACGCCAGTACCAACCCCGACGGCTTCTTGAGTAGTGCGCATACCGGGCCGGTGTTGCAACAGTCCACCTTTGGTGATCCCATTACTCAGGTGACGCTGGATACCAACTTCTTCATGGGGAATATCGACGCTCGCTTCGAGTCCGGCACGAACTTCCACGTGAGGAACAATGTGTTCGGGCCATGCAATGGCTATACCACCAAGGGTGCTGGTGTAACCTTCGCCGAGTGGACGGGTAACGTTCAGGGTGATGTCAATGGCAACCCGCTCTCAACACCGGTACCGCAACCATAACGAGGAGCTCCAGCATGACCACACCGGGCGAACGCACCAGCAACCTGGGTCCGGCAGAACCCTGGGAAGTTGACGACGACGACGAGTTCCTCGTATTGGACAAGAGCGACACCACCAGCCCCCATGCTGGGGCAGGGGGTACGCTCAAACCCATTACCAGAGCCAAGGCTATTTCAGCTCTGCTGAACAAGCGTAGTCCTGCGGTACGGGTGAGTCTGCCGCTCCCCCAGCGGCTGTACCAAGCACAGAACCTGAATGCTCAGGCGTTCAGCTACAACCGCATGTGGACCAGCTACGACAGCGGAACGAACACATGGTTCTTGTACGTGGTTTACATCGACAAGGACCGTAAGCAGCGGGTTGCCCGCCGCAACTTGTTGATTGATGGTATCTATAACCTCGGCACTGGCTGGACTGCTGGCCTAGACCTGAGTTCACTGCTGACCGCTTACGCCACCGTAGACAAGAACGAACACCGCTTTATGAACGTGGCTCGTGACGGCGATGGTTACATTCATATTCTAGCACCGCTACGCAGCAACCAGGGCAACCTCACCGGTAGATACATCTGGTCAACTTCGGTGAATCCAAATCTTGGCAATATCTCGCAGTTCGCTGCTGGTAGTATGGACGGCACCAATGAAGCCAACATGGCCTATCCCATTTTCGTGCGGCGCAGTGACAACAAGCTGTTGCTGTTCTACCGAGAAAGTGTCGGCGGTAACGCTGGCGATGGCTATATCCGAGTAAAGCTGTACAGCCACAACGGCACCGCCCCCAGCAGTGGCAAATGGTCGATGCTGCACAACCCATTGGTGGATGGCCACAATGATGCCAACGGCGCTCGAGGCCCGTACCTGTGGAACATCATTCGAGACCGTCGCCCTGGGCACACCAGCCGCATTGGTGTGTTCATGTGTGAGCGGGTGCTGTCTACTGACTTCAACGAGAAGCTGGCATACTTCGAGAGTCTGGACGACGGTGTTACCTGGCAGAAGATCGATGGCACCGCCATCACGCTGCCGTTCACGTGGTCCACCCACTACACCGGGGCTGCCATAGTGGACAACATCACCGCTCAGAGTCCCAGCACTTTCATCAACCAGGGCGGTGCCTGCTATGACAGCAATGGCGTACCTCATGTGATCTATTACAAGAATGTCAGTGGCTTCATATGGCCACACATCAGCTACCACAACGGGACCACTTGGGTGAATAAAGCTCTCCCCCAATCAATGATTGGAATAGACCGTAGACCCACTATCATTCCAGATGACGCCGGCCACGTGTTCCCAGTATTCACACTGAATCTTGGCGGCCGTCAAGATTCTATTTGGGCAATGGACGCCACTAGTGGCACCGTACCGGCGGCAGGAGTAGAGCAGCCCCTGCTTGATATGGATGTCGGTAGGTGTGAGCTGGCTCATTGTGAAGTGGCCCTGCAAGATACCAAGCAGGCACTGTGGTTGGTGACCAATACCGGCAGTCTCGCCGATGATGACACCACCAGCCCAGAACTAGATTACCATCACCGAGGCTACATCTTGAATGCAGACATCAATCGTCTGCAACTGGTGACACAGGGCTTGGTGCAAGTACCAAGGTTCAAGATCTTGGCTTCAGTACAGTTGCAAACTGCTGGACCAGAGATTGTGGTCACGCAAACCACCGTGGGTGAGATCAGTCCATCTGTGATTCCGCTGGATGACATCTATGGTGGGATGCAACTGCATTTTCGGTATGTGGTCGGGGTCAAGGTAGACAGCGGCAGTACCATTACCTTGAAGTTAGCAGAGACCACTGACGGTGGCAGTCCGGCAACCACGCAAAGCGGTGACTTCAAAACCGCAAACACAACCTACGGCGTGCATGCCAGTCCGTGGATGCCGCTGCAAAGCCTAGATGGGGAGCTGCTCACAGGCTTCTTGAGCATGCACGCAGGTATCACCACCGGTAGTGGGGCGGGGTACATCAAGGGCGTGCTCCAGCTCTCTGCCTTTGAGCCGATTGGACGCTGATGAAACTGTACCTACCTGCCAGTGTCGGGGGCGTTGGAGCATACCAACAGCCCGTCACAGACCTTGACTCGGCCATTCTTGGTACGCTGGCTGATGCGGCGCTTGACCTGCCAGTTGCTACTGCCGCTGACGCTTGGGGTCGTCTTGCAGTCGGTTCTGCCGGGCAGGTGCTTGGAATCAACTCGGCTGCTACCGCCTTGATTTGGCGCAACCCACGGTTCTTCCCGAAGGCGATCAACCCCCAGACCAATACTACCTACACCTTCGCCGCTACCGATGCCGGTGTTCTGGTAACAATGAACAATGCGGCTGCTCAAACCGCTACTATTGACACCAACGCCAATGTAGCGATTTCTACCGGCACAGTTATTGAAGTTATGCAGCTTGGTGCTGGTCAGGTGACCATTGCCCCTGCTGGTGGTGTCACACTGAACGGCTCCGGTGCAACGCTCAAAATCCGTGCTCAGCACTGCAAGATCATGCTGGAGAAAATCGGCACCGATACCTGGCAGGCCACCGGCGAATTCGAGCTGTACGGTGGAAACATTTTGTTCGCTGGAAGTGGCAACGTCTCCGCTGGCACCCTCGGCACCGCCATCGCCGAGCTTGACACCGAGAAAGTGGCAGCTACTTCCTCCGGCAAGTTCCAGTTCATTGATCCCTACTCAACGGTGACCTCCACCCTGACAGACCAAGCCAATGCTGAGGCGTTCTACACCCAGGCCAACGGCATGATCCACTTGGTTGATCTAACATTGTTCCGCCAAGTGCGGCTGTTGGTGAGGGTAGGGACTGGCTCTGCCTCTACCAATACACCCCGGCTGCGGGTCCGCTACAAGACCGGAGCATTCTCTACAACGGTGGGTGCCTTCAGTGATATTGGCACCAGTGAGGTTTCGTGCTCCTTGACCACCGCCACCACCCTGGCCTCAAGCTGGATCGATCTTGCTGCCGGGGCCAAGGCCGATGTGTGGGTGGCAGTGACTCAGCTCGGTGGTGACTCCGGGGCCGATCCAGCTATCTCACTCGTGAACGTTCAATACAGGGATTAGCCATGGCCAGAGGCTTCGCACTACTGCTAGAAGACGGTACCGCCTTACTACTGGAGGACGGCACCGCCTTGCTCATGGAAGAGCCAGAGGCTGCTGAAGGGTTGGTCAAGGCTCAGGTCGGCTTTACCGTCAGCGTGGTCGGCCACAAAGAAGTTGCCGGGCAGTGCAAGGCGCAGGCTGGGTTCCCGGTCAAGGTCACCGGACAGAAGGGTGCGCTGGGCCAGATAAAGGCTCCGGCTGGCTTCAACGCCAAGGCATTGGGCAGCAGTGCCGTCAGCCCCACCATGCCCGCTATGCAAATCGGTTTTGCGGCCATGGCCTTTACCCCCGGCAGTAAGACCACCAACGGCAGCCTCAACGTACCATTCGGTATCTACGTCAAGGTCACGGGCACCAAACAGGCGGGCGCACCCGTAGTGGTGCCAGTTGGAATTCGCCCCTCCATAAATGCTGGAAAAAAATTCTCCCCGGTTTCTTCCCGACTACAAATCGGTCTTGTCTCTGGTAGCGAGGTCGAACCACGGTCCATCGACGTGGTTGAAGCTGGCATGACCGGCGGCCTGATGTCTGGCAGTCTGGCAGGGGTGCCAGATGAATTCGTAACCATCGGAAACTTGACTGCCGCTGGTATGGGGTCGGGTCTCACCACACCAGAAGGCCCCCGTAATGCCAACACATTCGGTACACTGTCCATCGGCGCCTTGACTGCTGGCACCACCGGCTTCCCAGAACACCACAACAGCAGCGGCATGCTCAGCACCGGCGCTATGGTGCACGCCCGTAGGCAGTTGACACCGATACGTATTGACGCTGAGCTACTGGATGTGCCACAAGCGGAGTTGCTGGCCCACCGTCGCACCGGGCAGCTAGTACCGTAGGAGCACCATGAGACAGATCACAATCTACAGTGGTACCGAGGAGATCATCAGCGCAGGTGTAGAAGCAGACAGTGAGCAGGTGCTGTTGGGTGCACCGATGTTCGCTTTCACCGAAGACGTTGAGGCAAAGCCTGGCCCTGCCGACTGGCATACCGGTGTGTGGGCCAGTGATGTCAAGTCAGTGGAGAATATCAACGGTGCTTGGAAAGAAGCTTACGTCGCCGATATCCTTGCCAGCGATGAGTCTGGTGGGGGTACGCTGAAGCTGCCCACTGGGGAGTCAGTGATCTGGCTTCAACTCAGCATGCCTGACGGACAGCGTCCACTGAAGCTCATCGGGAAGGTAAAGGTGCTGTAGTGGCAACCTGGCGAGAGCAAGTAGAAATCTGTGACCCGTGGGCGTTCTACGACTACAAGAAGGCATTCAGTAACAAGTCCGGGGCATCACCAAGTTGGCTGTCACCAAGCTGGATCCCCGAAGATGATCAGCGCCGCTTGCTGGCATACCACCTGCTGGACGATCTATGTAAGAACCGTGGCCGTAACTGGATGGATCCAGAGATCGAAGACGACAAGCGACAGGACCACCGTGAATACGGTGACCCCGGCATGGTGGTGGCAGCAGTACAAAGTTCCGTAGTGGGTGACAGCCAAACCATCATGGTAGAAGGCATGACCGAAGAAGGCGACGCCGGTGGTGACCGCACTACCCAGTTCGAGCTATTGAACGAGTGGATGGCCAAAGAACGCTTTTTGATCAAGCTCATGACCAACGAGACCAAGTGCAGCAAGCTGGGCGATATGGTCTACGTGCTGGGCATTGACGAGGTGACCAACCGACCACGGGTACGGTGCTGGGATCCTAGCTTCTACTTCCCGGTGTTGGACGATTGGGCCAATGAAGAAGACTTTCCGAAGACAGTGTACATCGCTTGGGAATACGAGAAGAAAGTCAACGGTAAGGACCGTAAGTTCCTGCGTCGTATGACCTGGCAGATCGTGGACACCGCTGACCCTCGTGACTACCCTTGGAATACTGCTCCCGTCAACCGTACCTGTATGTTTGAAGAGTTGGAGTGGGACATCGAGAACATCACTGACACCGGCTTGGTTGATTTGAGCCGTGGTGCTGCCGTTGAGATCCGGCCCCTGACCGACATGGAAATCGACTTCCTGCCAGTAGTGCATATTCCGAACTTTCCTGCCGAGGATGAACATTGGGGCACCAGTAGCCTAGCCTTGGCCATGCAACTGTTCGATGACTTGTCCAGCACCGACACCGACTTGCAGGCCGCTAGTGCCACCACCGGCAGTCCCCCGCTGGGTGTAGAAGACGCCAGCATCCAACCCAACAGCGACGGTGAGATTGAAACGTGGGGGCCGGGCCAGGTGTTCGGTGGCAAGGTCAGTGTGGTGGACACCAGCCGCAGCCTGGACGCTCTACTCAAACTCAAGGAAGCCCTCCAGGAGCGAGTTGAAGTCAACCTACGGGTACCCAAGACCCTCATCGGTAGGGTGGACCCCAGCAAGGTTGAAAGCGGTATCATTCTGACGCTGAGCTTCCAACCTCACAGCAACATGATCAGGCAGATGCGTCTGGTCCGGCAGGACAAGTATGACCTCTTGCTGAAGTTCGTGTGCAGGTTTTACGTGCAGTTGGGCGGCTTGGCCGTGGTGCACCCCTGCCACCTGAAGTTCGGCAGTTACCTGCCCGCTGACCGTAGTGAGGTTGGCGAGATCGTGCGGGAGGGTATCACTGCACACAGCATGAGCATTGAAACAGCAGTGGCCCTGATGGTGGAAGCGGGTTACCCCATCGATGACGCCAAGCTAGAAGCGACCCTCATCGTGCAGCAGAACTATGAGGCTGCCAGTAAGGCCCTGGACGCCAGCGGTGACGTGAACTTCAGCCGTGAGTTGCTGGGCCTGCCACCCGTAGACCTCGAAGACCTCGGGCTGGAGGCAACCAACCCGGAGGAGCCACCCACCAACGTGCCACCGGGCCTTCCGTTACCACAGTAAGGCTTGCACACACATCAAAATGATGTACCCTAGCAATCGACCAGCACAGGCTGGAAGACACAGGAGAACAGTATGAGTGGTGAGTCAGAGTCCCAGGAAGAAACCTCCGAAGAAGAAGAAACCTCCGAAGAGGAAAAGAAGAAGAATCCCCTGGGGCTGACGCCTGCGCAGCAAGCTGCGTTCAATCGGCAACTGGCTCGTGAAAAGCGTGACGGTACTGCCGCTGGTCGGCGTACCCTCATGGAAGAGCTGGGCATCGAAGATCCAGACGAGTTGAAGACTATGCTGGAAGATGCCAAGCAGCGCAAGCAGGACGAGACTTCTGAACTTGACCGGCTCAAGGCTGAGAATCAGAGGCTCAAGGACGACCAAGCCAACACCAAGGCAGAAGCAGCCAAGGCTCGGTTAGAAGCAAAGATCGAGCGTGAGCTGATCGGTGAAGGTGTCCCGGCCAAGTCCGCCGGGAAGGTTCGTGCTATGGTAGGTGAGTTGAAGCCAACTGCTGACGACGAAGAGATCGCCGAAGCAGTTGGTGACCTCAAAGAGGAATTCCCCCACCTGTTCGAAGCAACAGGAGACCCTGACCCCAACAAGAACGAAGGTGAAGACATGGATCCAAAGACCGGACTGCCGAGGGTGGGTCGGGTTCCGGCAACGGATCCTGGCCGTGCTCCACGCAAGCCGACCCCCAGCGGGGACAAGCAGAAGCAGGCCACAGACCTGTTGCACAAGCGGAACCCCTATCTCGTCGAGAACAAGTGAGGAGGAGTTAAATGGCTGGCACGAACATCGCCACCACAACCGAAACTTTCAACAAGGCAAGTGACAAGTCGTGGATCCGTACCCGTTTGGGTTTGGACACCATGATGCCCATCATGCTGGACATCAGTAGCTTCGATGCCGAGCACGTAGCAGGCGGGTACATTCCGAGTGGTATTGCCCTCGGGATCATCACCGCAACCGGCAAGTACGGTCCCTACAACAATGCCGCACTCGACGGAACGCAAGTCATGGTAGGCCACCTCTTCGAGGAAGTCAAGGTCGTCGACAAGGCCACTGACGTAGACGTGGGTGCGGCGTTGTTCTGGTTTGGTGTGGTGCGGGCTGCTCGTCTCCCGAACTTCACTGGTACCGGCAACAACATCGGCGAAGCAGACGCCAACGGCAAGGCCGACGTCGCCGCATGGATCCGGTACGAGTAGAGGAGGCTGAGCAATGCCGAACATTGTCTACGACCTCGTCGATCCTCAGCTCTTGATCAACTACGCAAGAGCTTTCGACAACGAGGTCCTACGAGCACGGTTCACGCTGGACACGTTCCTGCCGAACCGGAACATCGAGGATCTGGAGTACCGGATTCGACAGGGCACCATCACGGACGTGGACACGGCGGAATACCGTGCGTGGGATACACCGGCACCCATGACAGGGCGTCCGGGAGTGACCCGCATCCGTGGGGAACTTGCCCCGGTCAGCCGCCAGATCCCACTCGGTGAAGAAGAATCCCTCCGGCTGCGTGCACTGGAGCGGGGCAACAACGATCCCATCATCGACGCCGTCTACGACGACGTGGAGCGTATGATTCGTGCTGTCCAGGCTCGTGTGGAACTGGCCCGAGGGCAACTGCTCTCCACTGGGACCGTGGTCATCAACGAGAACAACCTCACCCTTACGGCCAACTTCGGCCTGCCTGGCGGTCACAATGTCAGCGCCGGTACCGTGTGGACCAACACGGGTGCGGCAACTCCCCTGACCGACCTGCTCACCTGGCAGGATACCTACATCACCGACACGGGTACGGCCCCCAGCACCCTGCTGATGAGCATGGCCCGCTTGGGCAATCTGTACCTGAACGCTGAGATGCGTGCGGCTGCGGCTGCGAACGGCACCACCCCGGCACGGATCAACCGTGACTTGGTGGACGCCATCTTCGCTGCCAATGGCCTGCCGCCCATCAGCACCTACGACGTGATGGTCCGGGTGAACGGTGTGCAGACCAGGGTGTGGCCGGTAGACAAGGTGGCATTCCTGCCACCGCCGGAGGAGCCTATCGGGAATACCTTCTATGGCATCACCGCAGAGGCAATCAAGCTGCGGAGCAAGGGCATGATCGAAGGCGACGCCATGCCGGGCGTGGTGGCAGTCGTCACGGAAAACGATCACCCTGTGCAGACGTTCACGGTTGGTACTGCCATCGCATTGCCGGTGCTGCCCAACCCGAACCTGCTCTTCGTCGCTGACGTAGCATAAGAAGTGGGGGTGGGCGGTTCAAACCGTTCGCTGGCCTGGTCACGGCACCGTCCACCCCCGCACAACCCAAGAAAGGAACCAAATGGCAGACAGGCGGCTAGCAACCCCGACCACCCTGACCAACCCCAACTCTGGTGAGTCCACCACATTTCAACCCGGCACTGCCGAAAGCGAACTGCCGGACTGGGCCGAAGGCAAGATCGACAACGATTCGGCGTGGGTCAAGGCCGGTGCTGTTGACGAGGAATCCGAAGAGGACTTCACAAGTGCTGGCAGCACCTACGAGAACATGACCGTGCAGGAACTTGTGGACCTCGCCCGTAGTGAGGGCGTAGACCTGCCTTCTTCGGCTCGGAAGGCTGAGATCATCGCTGCCTTGGAGGCAGCAGATGCCAGCGACAACGAATGAACTGACCTACGCCCGTAGCTTCATCGGCAACACGGAGACAGACGATGTCTTCAACGAGCGGGTAGACCGCCTTGCCGATGCCTTCACCGGCAGTCGAGAAGAACTGTTGGTGGTGGCCATTGAAGAGAGCCTGCGAGCACAGCTTGCTGCCTTGATGCTGGACCAGCCGAGCCAAGCCTCGGTTGGTTCAGTGTCATACGGCCAGCAAGTGAACATTCAGGAGCTGAGCAAGCAGCTTGCTGACTTCCGTACCACCAAAGGTTCAGCACGGCTGACTACAGCCCGGTTGGTGCGCCAGCGGGAGCGGTAATGCCTCAGCGAGCTGAAGACCTCGCAGAGGATATGACGTTCAGGTTTGTTGACGAACAGGACGAGCTCCTCAAGTTCCAACGAGCCATCATCCAGGCAGCCGGACGCATCCAGTCCATGCCCAAGGCGTTTTTGAACACTGGCGTCGTTCGTACCAACCGCCGCATGCGTCAGTTGAATGTTGACCTCCGAGATTATTCTCGAAAAAAATTCTCAGAGATCTTTCTGGAAGGTGCGAGGTCGATTGACCCCACGTTCAGGCCCACCAAGCAGGACAACGCCATCATCACACGGGCAGCCCTGGACCAGTACACCAAGCTGCGGGGTGCAGTAGAGCACGTCCCGGTAGAGGCCCGCCGCTTTATGGAAATGGTGCGCAACGATACCGGCGAGCGCAGGCACGACCTGGGCATCAAGTACAACTACGTGGAAACTCACCCTGAACTTACCATCCGCAAGCGTGGCATCAAGGCCATCAGCTACAAGGACGGTAAGAAGTACACCCTGGGTGACTACGGCAGCATGATGACCCGCACCAATGCCAACCGCATCTACAACTTGGGGGCAGTACAGGCAGCCAAGCAAGCCAGCGCCAAGGGCAATCCCATTACACACTTCGTAGTGAGTGACGGCCCAAGCTGCGGCTGGAGCTACCACGACGACCCCGACACTGCCGACGGCAAGGTAGTCACCATTGATGACGCCGCCCGCTATCCAGTAGCCCACCCCAACTGCGTCCGGCAGTTCAGCCCAGCCACCAAGGAGCAGGTCAAGAAGCAGGAAGACAAGGACAAGCGCCGAGCCAGGGAACAGCGTCAGCGGTTGGCCAAGGCTGCTGCTATTGGCATCACCAGTGTGGCCGGTGCACTAGAAGCTACCAACCTGTTGGCGAGCAGCTTGGAGCATATCCAGAAGAGTGAGTTCTTCCACACTGCTATTGAACGCATGACAGTGCAGGCCCTCAAAGGTGACCTGTTAGCTCAGAAACTTATCTTCAACCTGAACAGGCTGAGGGACTTCTTCGGTAAGGCAGGCAGGCCCCTGGCCCCCGTACTCCGAGGTGTGAGTGAAGCTGGGCAGGCCATTGGGTTGCAGGGGCCGAGTGACTTCCCGCTCAACACCAAGTTCAAGTTCTTTAGCAACATCTACCAGGGCACCGTCAACACTGTCAAGAACTTGCCTGAGGTGTGGGAGGATGTGCGGGTCTACGCTGATGGTTTCATGGAGGGGTTGGGGGTCAAGAACATCCCCGGCTACATCAAGAAGGCAGTCGGTGCCGCCGAGGACGCCACCGTACTGAAGATGGGTGACCGCTTCCAAGCCTTCTACCATGTAGTCAAGAAGGCTGCCATGAGTGAGGACGTGGGCGAGAACGTTGCCCGTGTCATCAGCATTGAAGCCAAGCGGCGGGGTGCCTTCGAGCGAGTGCTCAGCAACCTGCCCTTTGGCCCAGAGGTACGAGCAACATGGTCTAAGTGGGGCGGCAGGCTGCGCATCAACGTCAACGACTTTGTACGAGGTGCCATTACTGCTACCCCCACCGGGCTGATCAAGTCGGCTGCCGTGAACGCTGCCGGTCAGGTGCGAGGCGTGTTGAAGATGTACCAGGACGGCACTATCGGTGGGCACATCAGTGTGCTGCCCAAGCGGTTTCTGAAGGGCATTGTCCGTGGCATCGTGGAGGTGGATGAGAACGGTGCGTTAGTGGGTAACTTACGCCTGATACCGGGTGGGCCACTGCGCCTACGGCTGGAGTTTGCCACCGGGGGTGAGCGCACCGACCTGCGGGACTTCCTTATCAGCCCACTTGGTGCGCTGGGAGATATCGGCCAACGGTTCCGACAGTTCAAGTTCCAACGGGTAGTTCTTGATCTCAAGCTGTTCAACCGTAGTGTGTTTGACATCAGTGCCAACCTACGCATACCCGTTGAGAAAATCAAGGATCGTGTGGAAGAACTGGTACAGCTTGGAGCACTGCGCCGTGACGCTGCCACCGGCAAGGTAACCGGTCTGTTCACCATGTTCCAAGAAGACCCCAACTACCTGCGGCACATCTTCCGAGATGTGAAATCGACAGTGTTCGGCAACATCAGGTTCAGTAGTCTCACCCAGGAGACCATTGACAGCAGTCCATTTCTGAGGCTGCTACAAAAAGGTAACGTGCGGCTGCTGAACCGTGCCCACCTCACTGTAGAGGGCCTGCAAGACATCGCTACCAACCTACGCCTACACGGGTGGAACATCTACGACATCGCTGATATCCTGAAGCTACGTTGGAACCAAACCAAGCGGCTGGTCATCAACGGCATGTACCGCATCAAGAACTTGGCCGAGGACATGGGCGTTACTACTGCCGAGGATCTGGTGCCCACTTGGGAAAAAGCGGTCAAGGGCATTACCAAGAGCTACCGCAGTAGCAGTCGTTTCAAGGAGACTTCACCCGGCTTCACCATCAACGAGGCTGATGCCCTGCGCCTGACTCTAGAAACTGTGGAAAAAGGCCCCAGCAACGTCAACCCCTTGCAGCTACGCAACCTATTGAAGCTAGCCAACGTAGAGGAGGGGGACGTACCCGCCAAGATATTCAACCGGCTGCGTAACCTGCGTAGCTTCGTCAAGATGAACGAGGGCTTGGACAGCAAGGTGTTGGGTGACCTTACTGAACGCCTCAGCGACACCCACTTGCGGCAGGCTGCCCGTGACATCAGCAGGTTAAAGCCCCGCAAGCTGAAGGTGGTACGCATTGCCGAGAAACTGCCACCAGAGGGGCCGGGTGGTGGCGGCGGCTTGTCTTCTATGGCTACCCGCATCGAGCAAGAGGCCCCTGGCAGTCGTTACGCCCGCTGGCACAATGAATCAGGGCACGTCAACCCGTTCTCATTCTTGAAAAAAGGGGACACAAGCCTTGACGACGCCGAGGTCTTCGTCACACAGGCAGACGGTACCACCCGCCGCATCATCACACCGTTTGTTGACATCGATGTAGAGAACTGGCAAGACTATATCGACGACCTACTAGATGCCAACCCGCATCTGTTTGACGACTTGTTCAATGAGTTCAACTATATGGCTCAGCGGTATACCAAGTTGCCTACCCCAGACATCATCTTCTCAGACTCATACGTGAACAGTCCATACTACGATATGCAACGCACTATTGGCATACCATTTCTTGATCCGCAGTCAGTTGCCGATGGCACACCACGCCTGTCTGACTGGTGGCAGAACTGGGGAAAGATGTGGGAGGAGGCCAGTGAACTACGGCCTCTAATGAATGAGGTAAGAGGTCAGCTCAACCCTGTATTCATTCACGAGTACTCCCACTACGTACACATCAGAATGTTCAGTACAGAAGAGGGTCGCAAAACAGCCATAGAAATGATTGACAACATTGGGCAGTATCTCGGGAGCAGAGAGAAGCTAAGCGAAGCATTCCAACGAGTGGGTGGCAGGCCGGATGAAATAGAAGAACTTCTATTTGATATCCATAGTCGTTTCACCATTGATGGTTTGAGTATTGATTTTGATGGTCCTGGTCGAGGGATTATTGAAGAAGACCTCGGAACCTATGCGCTCTCGAATATGTATGAGCTCATTGCTGAAGCCAACCGACACTACCTCACCGACGAGCACCCTGGTACCCTGGCCAACATAGTCGGCACTGCCCTTGACCGTTATTACGGAATAGAAAGCCTAGAGGCGAAACCCATATGACAAGCCTTCTGGTTCACGCATGTAGTAGCTGTGTCCATCGTACTCGCAGCTTGCCCAGCGGGCAGGAGTTCTGTGAAGCATTCCCCAATGGCATTCCCGGTACGATCGTCAACGGCAATGTGGACCACACCACTGCCTTCCAGGGGGATGGTGGTATACATTGGGAGCTCAAGCCAGGCTACGAGCGGATACACGAACAGTACCTAGAGAGGCGGCGGCTCGATGCTGGACTTAGGAATTCGTAACACCACCGAGGGGTGGCAGGGCGTCATCCACATGGGCGAGGCAGTGGTATGGGTGGACCCCAAGCACTGGGAAAGCAGCCCCCAAGCCAGGCAGTCAGCCAACCAGCACGCCGTTGAAGTGTTCAGGGCGATCTTCTCACTAGAAGCTACTGGCAACGGGGTAGTAGAGTTCCTACAACTGGTGGACCCACGGTGGCTGCAACAAGAAGCCATCAACCGTGAAGAGCCTGGCGGTAAGCTGTTCATTGAGAACGTGCTAGAGATTCTCTTGGAGCGTGCCCATGCCTCTTAACCTAAAGGGCATCCAGAAGTTCATTGAGGGTGAAATGGTGGACAAGGTGCACATCGTCCATGACCCCGAAGGCACCAAGGACGACACCTTCAACAAGCAAACGGGGCAGTACGTCCCCGGCCCCAATGACCAGATCGAGCAGTTCGACGGGCCTGCCCTCATTACCCAGTTGAATGTATTCCCAAGCCAGTCGCAGCAAGCTGGTGGTACCGCCTTGCAGACCGACTTCGAGATCCACATCCCACTGAACAGCCCACCACTGACGCTGTACAGCATCATCACCGTGATCGAATGTATGCGCATCCCCAGCCTGGTGGGGCAGGAATTCAGGGTGCGTAGCCTAGAAGCTAACACCTTCAGTGTCAGCCAAGCTGCCCGTATCTACCGCTTCGAGCACAAGGTGACGCTGTGAGTAAGATCAGCATCGACTTCAGTGAAGTGGCCAGTCTGCGTAAGCGACTGACGGCTGCCATTCCTGGGGTCCGGAGAGAAGTGCAGGCCACCAACCGTAGTTGGGTGCCACGCTTACGGGAAACCCTCATCGCCCACAGCAGTGGCAGGCCCGGCCCCGAAGTAGAAACAGGAGCGTACAATGCAGCCTACATTGTGGAAACAGTCGATGATGACATGGCCATCACCGCTGATAACCCTTCACCCCAGTCAGACCGTCTGGAGTATGGGTTCGTCGGTGAGGACGCTGCCGGGCGGGCATACCACCAGCCTCCCTTTCCCCATTTCAGACCCACCCTCGACGAAGTAAGCGAGCCATACGCCGAAGACATCGGCGGTGCGTTCGGAAGGTGGTGGCACGGATGATGGAACTAGACCTCTTCGAGGAAACACTTGTCAAGTGGCTCCAGGTTGTTACCCAACGCCCCGTGGGCCTGGCAGAACTGCCGGGAGAGAAGCCCAACATGCCCTACGTAGTGCTGACACCCATCAACAGCCCACGGGGGTACGGCAGCTACGCCGACCCCGAGTGCATGCGAGAATATGTATTTCAGACTATGAGCGTAGGCAAGGGGCCACGCCAAGCCCGCTGGTGTGGTGAGCTAGTGCGCCAAGCCCTCATTGGCAGGAACGCAGCGGGCCGGTACCTGCATGAGCTGTTTGGTATCGAAGGTGCTACCGTACTGCCAGGCGGTCGGGAGAGTGACAGCCTGGGAGCAATCATCAAGACGCAAGAAGGAAGCCTGTTTCAAATCGTCGACACCTACAGGGTAAAGGTGGAGTAGATGAAAAGAAAGGAAGCAGAACTGGAAGCACGGAGCATCGGTGGTCAAGAAGGGTGGGTCATCATGTGCCACCCAGACCTCGAAGACTCCTTTCAGAAGGTCCGCATCGATGCCTTTGACGAGGTTTGGTCGGACGCAGGTTGGGTGAAGGCGAATGACCTGCTCGACGAGAACGGTGACCCCGCCTCGTGGACACCCGCTACCCCGGCAGGGGAGACCGTGAAGCCGGATGCCCAGAAGAACGCCGACCCCAAGAAGGAGGTATAACCCATGGGTCGCTTCATGCGGAAGGGGATCACTCGGTGGTACTTCGTGCCATCGATTGCCTCTGGCAGCTTGGTCCCCACAGCAGCCGAAGTCAATGCGGGTACACGGGTGGACGGTCAGTTGGCAGAAGTCAACGGCTTCTCCTTCCAGAACAACCCGATCATGGTTCCGGACATGAGCACCACGTACACCAGCCAGATCGGTGGCGAGGACTCTTCAGACGACAGCTCCATGGTCTTCTACGAGGACCAGACCAGCAACCCCATTCGTACTGCCTTGGCCAAGGGGACCGCAGGTTTCATGGTCATCTTCAAGTCCGGTGTCGCTGGGGCTTCCCCGGCAGCCGGTGACAAGGCAGACGTGTGGCCTACCACCATCACGTCGAACGCTGCTCAGTACACTGCCGACAACGAGGCAGCCAAGTACATGGTCAGCATGGCCATTACGGCCAGGCCGGTGGCAGACATCACCGTAACCTAACCGCAGTACCGTCTCCGCCCTTGACGGAATAGGAGTAGCTATGACCGAAGGCAATGGCAACCGCCCACTTACCTACGACCACTTGAAGAAGCAGAAGCAGCCCACTCGGCGCAAGGTCACCATCATCATGGACTCCGATGCTGCCGAGGAGTACCGAGAGGCCAATCAGGAATGGGGCATGGCCCAGTTGATGTTCCCTGAAACCTCCGAGGACCCACGCCCAGAGAAAGCACAGCAAGAGTTCAACCGAGTCAAGGCTCGCTACGAAGCAGCCCGTGAGGAAGCAGAGCGAGCGTCCATCACGTTTAAGTTCCAGTCCATTGGGCGCAGTGCGTTCAAAGCCATGCTGGACGAATACCCGCCCACCGACGAGCAGGTTGCCAAGGCCGAGAAAGACGGAGACCAGTATGACTGGGACCCCGAGACATTTCCGGCAGCCTTGGTGGCAGCGGCCTC